ATACCTACCATCAGGGGCTTGCCCGAGAAGCGCGGGACGAACTCCCTGATCTGGCGTACATCGCCGACAAGGTCGCCCAAACAGAAGCAGGCGTACTCGCCAAGTCCCGCGTCTACAACGAGGCGTTAGAGGAAGCCAAAGCAGCAGCGGAGAAGTGGCAGGCCAACGCACCCGACTTGGAGCGTGGGCTCGAAGAAGCACGGCTCCTCGCCCAGAAGGACATACTCACTCCTGACGAGTTGTTCAACCAGCAGAAGTACCTACAGTCCGCCAAAGAGCAGGCCATGGAACTCGAACTGGAAATGAACCGTGCCCGCCAGTCGGCGGAGCTGGGGCGGCGCATCTCGGCGGCTGACAGCCAGGAGCAGGCCCTCGGGATGATCAACCAGGAACGCAACCTCCAAGGGTTTCAGCACGCGTACAACGAGGCGCTGTCGAACCAGTTGACGGGGCCGTTCCTGAAGGGCTATTCGGCGGTCAACATGAAAGAGTCCGCTGACCTGTTCGCAGCGGCCACCTACGCCGCGGCGAAACTCAACAACGCCAAGGCGTTCAAAGAATGGTCGAAGGGGTACTTCTCGTTGTTGAACTATTGGAAGGCTCAGGCGGTCGCTACTCCTGGGTTCGTGATTCGTAACATCATGGGCGCGACTTGGATCAACTCTCAGATCCTGGGTGTTGAGATGGGTCAGCACATGAAAACTTCGGCGATGAAACGCACCGCGATGAGAGCGTCTATCGACGCGACCAAAGACAAGAAGTACCAGAAGTACCTGGAGGGCGTGGCGAAGGCCCGCAACGTCCCGATTGAGGTGCCGGTCGCTGGTCAGATCTCAACCGGCACCCAGTATCTGTGGTGGAAGGCAAGCACGACCGGCAAGCCGATCAAACTTGTGGGGATACGCGGGGCGATGCGTAACGCCACTGATCGCGATTGGCGGATCATGGACGAGATAGACCGAGCGAGGATAGCCGGCGGCGGTCAGGCTCAGATAGAGGTAGCGGAGAAAAGCGGGCTGGCCCCTACGGGGACTTGGAATCCGTTCAGGGCGCATTTCTGGCCGTTCAGATCGGTGCGGAAAGCCAACACTGAAGCCGAGTACATGGTGCGTATGACCGCAGCGCGCCACATCATGGAGGGGGGCGGGACTCTCGACGATGCGTGGAAGGGGATCCGCAAATACCATTTCGATTACAGTGAGATAACACCAGCCGAAGCGAGAATCAAAGCGGTCATCCCTTTCTGGAAATGGCAGAAGAACATTCTGCCGGTGCTGGTCGAATCAATCGGGTCTCGACCGGCTGCGTGGTCGAGGCTGCGGCAGATCAAAGGCGAACTGGAATACGCCAGCGAAGCCGAAGGTGTCGTGCCCGACTATTTCATGGAGAACCTCGGTATCCGTTTGCCGTGGAGGATGCAAGGATCGCAGGTGTATCTGCTGCCCGATTTGCCGTTCAAAGATCTGAACCGTTGGATGAAACCTGGGGAGCGGGAGATCACGGGTTTGAAGCCGTTGGACATGGCGACCAGGATTTTCGCCGAATCAGCATTTCCTTTCGCCAAGCTGCCTATCGAGATGTGGGCCGGCAAGCAGTTCTTCGCTGATCTGCCGTTGAAGGGTCGTTTCCAGAACGTGCCGCCGTCGTATGCGAACATCCCAGGGTTGATGCCGATCCTCGGTGGTTTGGGGAAAGCGGAGAAGAACCGCAAGGGCGAATGGAAGATGACCGACACGGACCTGTACGTCTTGGATCAGTTGATGCCGTTCATGGGCCGGCTGCGCCGCCTCATCCCTGGCGAGGAGAAGTACGAGAAGCGGTGGCTGACGACGTTCATGTCGACGATGTTTGGTGGCGGTCTCAGGGCGAACACCCCGACTGAGCAGCGCAACCAGTTGATCCGCATGCAGCGTGAGTTGTCGGACGACATGAAACGCATGATCGATATCGAGGTCCGTGAGGTCTAGACTCGCTGGGACGAAAGCGGGTTAGGTTGATGAACTTCATCTCACGCGACGATTGGCATGCCAGACCGCCGAAGCGAGCGTTCACACAGTTGCGTCCCTCTCGGGTCGTGGGAATAGTCGTTCATCACTCTGGCGTCGCGAACCCGCCTGATGGTGTGAACGCAGTCCGAGCCTACGAGCGATACCACATCGACACTCGGGGTTGGAATGCGATTGCCTACAACTGGCTCGTTGACGAACGCGGAGTGATCTACGAGGGGCGCGGCCCAGGGATCGTTTCGGGCGCCACCAAGCATTACAACTTTAAAACAGAAAGCATCTGTTACACAGGCTACGGGGGCACGAAGCTCCCTGAGGTCGCCCTCGTAAGTATCGCTGAGGTTATCGAAGACGTTCAGGCCCGCTACGGGGGGAGACTGTGGTTGAAAGGGCATCAGGATCTGGCCGCGACGACCTGCCCAGGGTCGGAGCTGTACGCATGGTTGAAGAACGGGTGTGTCCTCTACGAGGGCAACCCGTCGACCATTGATTTTGAGGGGATCGCACGGTACCTGCGGGATTTGGGTGCGGGGCTGGACAACATTCCGTTGTCGAGGGCCCGTCGGTCTCGAGGCCAGTTGGTGCAGTTGGCGCAGGGGCGTTTGAAGGATCGCGGGCATGATCCTGGTGGCATCGACGGGGTGTTCGGGCCGAGAACGAAGGGCGCGGTGAAGAGTTTTCAGCGGTCTTTGGGGTTTCTCCGCCCGAACGGGGTTGTTGACCGTTCAACGTGGGACGCTTTGTTCTTGTTGTAGGAGGTACTTTCATATGCCCAAGACCACTGGTTACGGCACGTTCGAGGAAACGTTCGGGTCGCAGAACGAGCAGCTCTACGACTCAACGTCGTCGTTCAACATGTGGGACATGTCGCAGATGGCGAAGAAAGCCGCGTCGTACCTGCGTAAAACCAAGCTCGGCAACGCCGCCTATGGTGGCCGCCCGTTCGGAAAGTAGGCGCCATGCACCGTGACGGCAAGACTCCGAAGCTGGTGAAGGCCGGCCGTGTGCTGGTCGACAGCATCAAGCGCGGCAGTTTCTCGCTGCCGCCTGGGCAGTCGCGTGAAGCGGCCCGTAGGGCCCTGCGAGACTGACAGTGGGCAGAAAGCGCCCGAAGCCCCGCTACTAGCCGTGCCTCTCAGACGAGGATCTAACCGTGCGACGGTGTCGCACAACATCGGCAAGCTGATCGGCGAGGGCTATCCGAAAGATCAAGCAGCGGCCATCGCCTATTCGAAGGCTGGCCGCGGAAAGAAGGGTAAGAAGTGACTACTTCATCTAAGTTTTCGTGGGGGTCGTGGGGCGAGAGGGCAGCGTGGACAGCCGTTCAGGCTTTCGCTGCCGTCATCGTCATCGGCCAAAGCTCCACTGTTCGCACGGCGCTCATCGCTGCCGCGGCGGCTCTACTGTCGGCGGTGAAGACGCTGGCTAGGGAACGCCTCGGGTCGTGAGTGAGGAGGCCGCGTTCGACTTCGAGTCGGCGTGGGCCTCTTGGTTCGCGAGCCCAGTCAGGGCGGAACTCCAGGCGGGTATCGCCGAGGAGTTAGACCGCACTAGCGGCATCTTCGACGTTCAGGACGGCACTCACGCCAAGTGGAACGGCGACCGGCTCGGCGTGTTGACGGTGTTCAACACTGATGAACTCATCGCGTTGATGTGCGCTTGGGAGGAAGCGGAGAGCGGCAACTGGTTGGCTCAGAAAGAGGTGCTGATCTGGTTGGAGAAGTGGATGCAGTTCATCACTTGCTGCGTTGAGGCTGGTCCGTCCGACTGAGGTCGGCGTCGCAAATCTCGGCGAGGTTCCGTAGCGCTTCGGCTGCTTCGCCGAACCGGCAGTGCCCCCAGGTGTGGAACATTGATTTGCGGAGCATCCTCCACTCCAGGTTTCTGAACGCTTTGTTCAGATCAGCGGTCGTTTCGTCGAGCTGATCGGGGGACGGCTCAAAGCGTCTGGTCGTAGTGGTCACGGAACCGTTCTCTCACGACGGGGTTTTCGAGGAGCTGTTCTTGGAGGCCGGCCACAATCGTGTCTCGTCGTCGCGCCAGAGTAGTTTTAGGGACGCCCACAACGCGGCCAACGAAGCGCAAAGAAAGCCTAACGACAATAAGCATGTCAAAAATCCAGCGGTCATCTTCCTCCAGGTTGTCGAGGGCGTCAGCGAGGGCTTCTCGCAACGCGATTTGTTCCAGTACGGACTCTTCGGGGTCTTCGGCAGGGGGGCAAGACATGAGTGCTTCAATCGGCGAAAACGCTCGGTGGAACGCCGAAGTGTGTCGCCGATGGCCGCTTCCGTTTGGGAGCAGCGGGTCGTAGGTGGATTCTTTCCGCCGGCCATCACTCACTGTTCCCATTGCTCCAAGAGAAGAGGGACGGCTTGAAGCCGTAGTACGCCTTACCCTCTCGGAACGTCCCGAAGGACGCCTCTCCCTTGTCAAGCAACTTGGTGATCGTCTTCAACGGTATGAACGCATGCTGTTGTTTCGCTGTTGACCAGATCCACAACCAGACGGGCATGTGCCCGTCCCACATCGTGAGAGCCGAGAGCTTCTCCTGTTTGAGTTTGAGACCGTTTTTGCCGCAGCCCATCACCTCGATCAGGGTGGTGACGGTGACGTAGTCGGGGGTGTAGCGGAGGAACAAGGGTAGCGTTTCTATCGAGTAAGGCGGCCGTTTGAACCCGTACCGTGCCCACCCTTCGGTGCGTTCCTCGAACGCTCCTTCGGCTTCGTCGCCCATCACACCGTACCGTTGGTCCCACGACAGGTCGGCGAAGGTCACCTGGGCAGCTTTCGGACTACGATCATTTGCACCAGCCGGTCGTCGGGGTAGGCGACACCGTTAAGGCCGTCTTCTACCAGTTTACACAGGTTGGTGGCGTCGGCGGTGAGGGGGGAGAGGTCTTCGTCGATGGGGCCGATGGTCACATCAGTCCAGTCGGGGTGGAAGAGGATGACCAGGGAGACTGGTTCTTCGTAGTAGGGCCCGTCGTACAGTTCGGCTACGCGTTTCTCGGCGTCGAGGGTTTTCTTGTCGGTGTAAGCACGGCCGCGTGCGAACCGTGGCCGGCTTTTCGACTTGGGTCGGCCTGGGATCTTGAATCGGTAGATCAACTACTGGCAGCCGTGGGAGTTGCTGACGAACCGAAACCGCTCACAGTCTTTGATGAGGTCTCGGAGATCCGATTTGGAGTCGAGCATCGACATGGTGATCTTGGCCCCGTCGGTGGGGAAGCACGGCACTCTGCTGTTGGCGATGTTGCTCATGGCTCGCAGCGTTTCGATCTCTCGGGGCGCGTCGGCTTTGAGTTCGTCTAGTTCCATCATCGGGGCCTTCGCCATCGGGGCTTTCGCC